TAGTACTGTAACTACTCCAAGTCTTCCTTCAACTCCAACAAGTTTAACTGCTGATGCAACCACATTTGGAACAGTTGGATTATCATGGACTGCATCTACTGGTAGTGGATATACAGTTACATATACAATTGCACGTGGTGGTACTGTATTAGGTACTACAACTGGTACTACATATAGTGACACTACAGTTGCTCCATCTACAGCATATACATACACAGTTACTCCAAGCACTGATGTTGGTAGTAACACTGCTGCTTCAGTATCTACTACTAGTCTTGGTGGTATTGCTCGTATCTACAATGGAACTGTTAGCGTAACTGCTCTTCCTCAAATTTGGAACGGTACTGCTTGGACAAATTCTCAGGCACGTGTCTGGGATGGCACAGAATGGAAGTACGGAAGTTAAATGACAACACCATATGATATCTCAGAAGATTTACCTTACGATATTTCTGCTGTAAGTACTGAAACTATATTTGAATTAACTGATATAGCTTACGATATTGTTATTGATGATCTTCCATTTATTGTTAGTGTTAACAATCAGAACCCATACCGTCGTGAAACTGCACCGTATAAGAAGGATCAGTTTGATAATAGCCCAGAACCAGGTGAACAGTCACTTACTGGCTGGTGGTTACGATCACAAACATCATGGCACAATGGTGCTGGTATAGCATACTACGAACCAGGTACTGACTATCAACACGTAAGCCATAGGTTTGCAGATAGTCGTGGTATTGACGTATGGAATATTGGTGAAGCAACATTACTTCCAGAGATTGTTGATATCTATACTGGTAGTAATCTTATTAATGCTGCTACTGGTAATGATGGAACTGACGTTTTAGTTTTTGGTGATTCATCTGGCGGACTAAACAAGCTTGCTTTAAATGAAGACAATGAGATAACTCCAACTCCATTTACTATTGCTAGTCATTCATCATTTCCATTTAGATCAGTAACAACTGATGGTTCTAAGTATTATGCTGCTTGTACTACATGTATTCATACTGGTTTATTAAGTGCTAACTCTGATGTTGTTTCCTATAAGTTTTCTACTACTGCTACTAATGATGTATTTATAAAGTATGTAAAGGGATACGTTATTCTTGGAAGCAAAAATGTTTTAACAAACTTGCACAACATTGATTCAGCAACTACTAATCATAGTGCTGGTAGTGCAAACATTCCAACAGTTGTAGCTGGTTACGGCAAGGTGCATTTAAATACTAATTGGAAATGGAATGATGCAGTAGCTTCACCTAGTGCTATTTATGTATCAGGTAATGGTGGTAATAACGGTGAAGTATGGCAAATTCTTTTTGATGAAGCGGCAAATTCTATTGATCTGCCTGGTGCTAGCATGGTTCTTAGTCTCCCAGATGGTGAACTTGTAAATGCACTAACGTATTATCTTGGCTACTTAGTTCTTGGAACAAGTAGTGGTGTACGCATATGTCAAGTAGGTACTAATAATCAAGTTGTTCTTGGTCCTTTACTTTATGAGAACAGTGAGTATCCAGTAAACGGATTTACTCAACACGGTAGCTACATCTACGCAGCAACTAAAGTTGATAATGAAGCTGGTACATTTACTCACGCCTGCTTAGTTCGCATTGATTTATCTCAGCAATTTGATGATGGTACTTTTGCTTGGGCTTATGATCTTGAGTATCGTAGTTCTGTTAATGAATCTTATTCAGTTAAGACTAAAGCATTAACAAGTAATGTTGCTACATTAACTACACTTTTTCCACATGACTTTAGTGTTGGTAATACTATAATAATTGATGGAGTAGACGCTACGTTTAATGGTACATATACAGTTACTGCTAAAACATCTGACACTGTTTCTTATGCTAAGACTGCTTCTAATGTTACCTCGATAGATATATCACCATATGGTTCTGTAGTTGAAGCTTCAAGTAATAGTGAAGCAACAGAAGTATATGATCTTAATGATCGTAAAATTATGGTAGTTGAAGAAGAGAATGGTGCAGTAGATTCTGGTGAGCTACATGTTCAAAGCGAAACACGCAAACGAAATACTGGTTGGTTTACAACAGGTAAGATTCGTTATGGAACTATTGAACCAAAGTTTTTTAGATACATAAATGTTCAGTGTAAGACTGGTCAAGGCGACAGTATCTCGGTATCAACTATTGATAAGAGTGGTCAAGAGAATTCTATTGCTAACCTATCTGAAGGTTTAAGTAATCAAGATATCTTTATTTCTATTCCATCTTCTAAGCAAGAGTACATGTCATTTAAGTTTGTATTTAATAACTCTACTGATGATCAACAGTTACCAGTACTAGAAGCTTATCAAATCAAAGCTACTCCAGCTACTCGTCGCCAGCGTTTGTATCAGTATCCGCTGTCTTGTTACAACCACGAGATGGATAAGTTTAATTCTGTATTTGGTTACGATGGTCGCGCTATAGAAAACATACAGCGTCTTGAATCTATTGAAGAAACAGGTAAGTTTGTTAGCGTAACTGACTACCGCACGAACGAACAATACACAGGTGTAATTGAAGAAGTTAGATTTACAAATGAATCTTCTCCAGATAAAGACAGCAGCGGCTTTGGTGGCATGTTGCTAATAACAATAAGGAAAATGTAATGAGTAATTTTGGTACATGGTTAGCTAATAGTCCTATTGCATCTGCGTTAAAGATTGGATTAGCTGCTGCTCTTGGTTGGTTTATAGCTAACCCTCACACACTTAACGTCCATCCTGCATTTGCAATTGCAATTACTGCTGCACTGCCTGTTATAATCAACTGGTTAAACCCTGACGATTTACGTTATGGTAATCTAGGAGAGATAGATTAATGTACCCAGTAAAGAATGTAGTTATTTCCCAGAAGTATGGTGCTAAATCCAAGCGTTATAAAATTGGATATCACGATGGCGTTGACTTTGCCTGTAAGACTGGTACTTTAGTATACGCAGCACGTCGTGGTGTAATTGCTGCAGCTAACTGGGGTGCTGACTATGGCAAGCACATTGTGCAACGTAGAACATTTCCAGTAGGTACCAAGAACCACTTAGTATATGCTCATCTATCAAAAGTATTTGTACAAGCTGGTGATAAAATCACTAAGGGACAATTGATTGGTCTTAGTGGTAACACAGGTAATAGCACTGCTGCTCATCTTCACTTTGGTGAAAGGGATGGTGCTCGTTGGAGCACAAGCAAACCAGTTAACCCACAAAAAACTTTGGATTCGTAATGATTGCTAAAGTAGAATCAAATAAAGATAAGCAGTCTGTTATCTCAGGCAAGGCTGTTCTTGTTCGGATTAATGGCAAGACATCTTGGAAGGGTTCAGTACGTCAAAGACGTAACCTATGGGAGACTACCGTACAGGTAGAACTACCAGGTGGTGGACTACCAAACGTAATTCGTTTCCGTTTCTGTCGTTATCCAGGAACTGACAAGGCTGACTACACTGGTCACTTCTCCTATCCTGTACATCCAGGGATGGCAGGTAAGACTATCTGGGTAACCCTAGCTCATGGCTTCATTTCAGGTGGTGCTATGCCAGTAGGTATCTTCATTGACCATGATGGATCAGCTCCAATTGTACTGGATGGTCGTCAGATCAAGGCTAATTAGAGGCTCTCACAGCCACGTACAGCCACGTAATCCCCTCTGGGGTAGTAGAGTATGAACTTAGTACCTACTACCCTAAGAGGGGATCTTTTTTATGTATTACGGATCGCACTAAATTTAGTACTATGTATTACTGTGGTAGTCCTCATCACGTACTGGTGGATTACCACCTAGTATCTTGACCATCTTGTTGACTGCTCTGTTAGCTTCCATCATCACTGCTTTCTGTGACTTGTCAGCGTCCATGCGATCTCTTAGTTCTGCTCCATCTATCTGCTCTCCGTAGAATAAACGAACTAATGATTTTTCTCTGTCATTTAACTTATCGAAAGCAACCATGACATCAGAACTAAATGCCATGAAGTCACCTGACTCTGCTAGTGCTTTACTAGTGCGACCCATGTTGCTTAGTGTGTTGTTGAACTTAGTCCAGTCGTCACTAAGCACAGCAGGAATCATAAGCTTAATGAACTGCTTGTTGTACCAGAAGTTATCTTCAGCATTGTAACCAGACTTATGTGCTTTTTCTTTAATGCAATAGTCTAGTGCTGAGTTACGTAGTGACCTAGCAAATAGTTTATCTCTATCTTTCTGATCAGGTAAAGCTAACCATTCCTCTATCTTGTTGGGATGTTCAGCAAACCATAGCCATAACTCTTGTTCAATGTCTTCACGTTCAACCATCTGGTATTTACGTTTAAACTCTGATCCAATCTGCTTGACCATAGCATGGTACATCTCATAAACAATTCCATTAGAACTCATATGTCTTACCCTCGACTACAAAAGATCGTCCATTGATAGGTACAACAACAGGAGTCACGTTACCTCTACGTATGTAGAGAATAGTAAATGCTTGTTGCCAGTTAGCACTACCAGTATTTAAGTAAGACGCTTGGCTGAGATCCATAAGGTGTCCGACTTCAACTCCGTAGAGACGACTTTGAATTTTGCCATTATAACCTTGGTGTTCATGCTGGATTCCTGCTCTATGTGTATGCCCACAGACGACCGAAGACCCAATTTTGCGAGCCAAAGCGAGAGCCGTCCCACCAGCTTGCCTTGAGATGTTGCCTTCATCCCCATGTGCCAGTACCCATCCTGGTGCAAACTCCCATAACTTATCGTGATAGGTAATTTCGTTTTCGCTGTAATGTAAAAGCTTGGAGTATTCCAACTCCCGCAAACTTGCCAGTGCTGGGGCATATCTCTTGACATAGTTCTCAACTCGGTCACCGTGGTTACTCCTCATGGTATGGAAAGGCTTATCACCTAACTTGTTTTTAAACTCTTTCATAATGGCAGCAGTACGATCTAGTCCAGCTTGTAGAGTTCCTTCAAACTCTCCAACTAAACCTTTGTTCCATCGTGATGGTTCAGGACTATCTGCTTCATCACCAACACAGTAAAGTTCATCTGGTTGGTAGTCACCCACAAAGTTTTGCACTGCACGTACAGCACGGGGATCATGGTAAGGAACTTGCATGTCAGGTATCACTATAACTGTTTTCATATTTACCTACTTAGTAGTGTCCCACTTGCCATCAAGTACCAGTAAGGCAATGAGTGCATAGTTGAGAATATCAATGAATGTATCTTGTACACTTTCGTTTTGTGGTTCTTTATTGTTTGACAATAGATTGTTTAGTCTTGCTACCTTGTCATGTAGCCTAACACTTAGTCCGTTCAGTGGTCCACCTGGTGCATCAGAGATGTTGCTTGGTCCATAGTCGTCATGCTTTTGCACTAGTAACTCAATAGCTTTGCGAGCTATGATGGCAGCTTCAAACTCTAATGGTGGTTTTATTTTAGCGTTGGTCTCTTTAATGTTAGAGTAAGTCCGTTCGCATATTTCACATCCACAACTTTTAAACCCATGTTGATTAGGGCTTGGAAGATGTGATTTATTTCTTGTTCGCTGAAGTCTTGCATTGTACTCCTCTAGTTTTCTTTCATGTTCTTCTAGTTCCCATTTGTCACTTCGTTCATATTCTTTTTGTTTCATGCTGCAATCTTTTCTGTAAAGTAACCAGATCCATTACGTAAGTACATTGAGTTAACATCCTCACCTTCAGGCATCTGCATAATGATAACACTATTAAACTCTTTACTTAGACTCTTTGCAAAATCAGAGCCAGGCTGATCACCGTCAGCAAAAACATAGATAGTTTCAAAGTCTGCCAGTAAACGTCCGTAGTGCCGTTTCCAAGCATTAGCTCCAGGAACACCCACAGCAGGAATGCCGCAAGAATAACTAAGAGTGATAGCATCTATTTCTCCTTCACATACCGCTATAAAATTGCCTGCCGTGTGCAGTGCACTTACATTGTATAACCTAGTAGAAGTTCCTGGCATACCCATGTACTTAGGTTCTTCTAATCCCATTGATCTAAACCTTACATCAACTACACCTGTTGGTGTTATGTATGGAATAGCTAGTCTATTTACAAATGCTTCTTGTCCTGCTAATGGATCAACGACGACTCCTAATCGAATCTCTTGAGCTGTCTTTAGACTTATCCCTCGCTTGGCTAGATACTCTTCTGCCAATGGAAGGTACTCCTCGTAATGACTTGTAGCTTTCTCCAGTAATACTTTCTGCGATCTTGATAGCTTCACCGTACTTAACTCCTTCGTGTATTTTGATTACGTTAAATGCATTTCCTTTTACTCCACAGCCATGACATACAAAGATGTTATCTGTAACTGATACGCCTGCTGATGCATGGCTATCGTCATGGAATGGACACTTAATTTTTTGCCAACTGCCATAGTCTCTACGTAATCTACCACCGTAGTGCTCTATGATTGCAGCAATAGGTGGTACGTCCATCAGTAACCTGCGTCTTCTATTAGTTTAAACCATACATGCACTGGCATAGTGGCGTACCATAACCCAACATCTTGAGTTCCTTTTTTCTTATGTATCACTACACCTGTGTCAGCTTTGTCATTAATCATTTCTACTTCTAGCTCTTTTAACCATGCTGATAGTTCCATCTTGGCACAGTTTTTTATTTCGAGTACAACTCCAGGCACACCTGCAATGTCACCTCGATCATTGACACCGTTAAGTGATCGTCGTTCGACATGCTTGCGTCCTTTACTTAGTAGCCAGTTAACTACTGCTGTCTCAGCAGCCGTACCTTTTTGTTTACTTTTGCTCATGGCATTCACAATCACATTTCAATGTATAGTCGCTTACGTTATTAGTAAATTCTTTTGGGCACTTGCTGTGTTGCTGTTCTATTTCGTGTCCAGTACACCATCCAAATTTACTCATCATCATCGTCATACTCTACTGGATTATTGGTATCCCAATTGATTCGTTCCATTATCTCGCCTCCTCTAGATCTGCTATAAACATATACTCTGGATTAAATTGTAACCATACTGGTGACTTACCAGACTGGTCTGCTTTACCGTATCTATTTTTAACTGCAGCTACACCTAGCAATCCATTGCTCTGTCCAACGGTAAGGATTAGTGCAGGTAACTGTGCTACCTTGCCTTGCAGGGATGATCTTGGTTGGCATGGGTCTCCGACATAACCTTCTTGTGTGTGATGTAATACTAGGATAGCGGCGTTGGTATCTCTTGCTAAGTACTTAAGTTCTTTAAGTGCACTACGCATGTTACTGAATTCTTCTCCGCCGTC